GTATAAATCTTCAGAGCGACAACCCGTGTGTTTTTTGTCAACTTCTCAACCTAACCATTTACGAAGATCTTCGTAGTTAATTATGCCAAGAGGAAAGAAAAAGCCAATTGAACAACACATAGCCGACGGCACCTACCGTGCCGACCGTCACGACTTGCCCGACATTAGTCGCGAGGTCGAACACATTGAACCGTACATAAAACTTCGCGACAAAGGCAAAAGCAATTTTTACAGCATATGCAGCGACTTACGCGAAGAAAAGAAATTAGCACCTGAAGATTTATACTATATTGCGAATATGGCTTACCTAATGCAGACCATTGATGACAATGATAAAGAACTAAACAAAGAAGGATACCTAATTGAAGGTAGCACTGGCTCTATGGTTATAAATCCACGTTGGAATATTATCAAAGCTGCGATGTCAGAAATGGGAAGTATACAGCATAAGTTAGGCATGGGCCCTGTTCACCGTTTACGCCTTGCGTTGAACACTAAAGAACTGGAAAAAGAAGGCGGCACTATTAAACCAAAAGTAGATTTAGATTGAAAGTACTAATTTACATTGCACTACATAAACGCCAGGAAATATCCGACATTTACTATCCGGCCTTAGTTCGCTTCATGCAATATGCCGGGAAGCTTGGTGTGGAATGCGAACCGCTATTCATTTACAGCGAATCCGATGACCGCGCAACCGCTGAAAAGTATCTACCTAACGCGCCGTATGTGTATAGCGAGAACCTGCCATTAGGGCGCAAGTTAAATGCTGGCTTACCGTTGGCTATGTCAAAGGATTGGGATTACTTTATGGGCTTCGGTGCTGATGACATTATTTTGCCGGAATATTGGGATAAAGTTATTCCACACATCAAGGAACGCAAAATGATTATAGGTATGCAGCGTTTATTATGCTACGACCTAAATACGGGCCGCGTTAAGTTAGTTGGGCCTACTCCCATGGTTTACGGCGCAGGTCGTTTGCTACTTCGCAAATACGTTGAGGCCGGCGCATATCGTTATACTGTTAAATGCAAGTTTACAAACACGGCAGGCGATCGACGCGGGCAGATTAAGACTATTCCGCGATGGCAATTTAAAGAAGTCAACTACGAAATGATTGACACAATTATTGAACTATGGCCACCGGAAAAAAATAACGCTATGGACGCGGCATCATTTATGCGGATCATGAAAGGGTATGGGCCTTCCATGACCTGGGTACAGGTGGCAATTGACCAAGACGATTTATTTTGCCTTGATATTAAGACTGAGGACAATATCAATAAGTTCGACAAGTTACCCGGCGTAATCCTGGACGGCAAGGCCGCGGACGATGTAAGACAAAAATTTGGTTTATGAAATGGATAAGTGTAGAAAAATCGAAACCAATACACGGACAAAGCGTTCTCTGTGTCAATTATGAAGGGTATTATTTAGTGTGCCGAACTGATAGAATAAATTCAGAATTTGTAATGGCGCGCGAATATGTGTATAAGTTTACAGATATAAGCCACTGGATGCCGTTACCTGAACCGCCTAAAGAATAACTTATGAAATGGATAAGCGTAAAGGATCGGCTGCCTGAAATATCAAATACGACTAAGATGCTTCCAACTTCATTTTTTTCCGAAGATGTACTATTGTTAAATGTATACGATAAAATTTCATTAGGTTATTACAATTACAGCCGCAATAAATTTTTAGATACCTACGAATGTGAAATATTAGAAGTTACCCACTGGATGCCATTACCTAAACCACCAAAGGAATAATAAATGCAAACATTATCCGTTTTAATTATCTGCCTGCTGCCGTTGCTGGCATGCCTCAACATCCTGAGCAATGACACTAACCCGAATGTATAAACGCGTGAAGTGTTGGCTATCCGGTCACCGCTGGCTGGTAATCGAATACAGCCGTAAGCGCAAAATGGTTTGTATGGACTGCTACTACGAAAAATATGAGCAAAGCGAAAAACGATAAATACTACTTTGATCCAGACGCTGGCGAACGTGTCGTAAAGTTCATCGAAAGATACTGCCGTCATGTGAAGGGGCCGCTGCGGGGTGAACTAATCAAGCTGGAAGAATGGCAAAAGGATATTATAAGCCAAACTTTCGGATGGAAGTACACTGCTACCGGCTTTCGCAGGTATCAATATGTTTACGTTGAAGTGCCTAAGAAAAACGGCAAGTCTACAATGCTTGCGCCTATATCGCTATACCTACTTGGATGGGATGACGAACCTGGCGCGGAAATATACGGAGCCGCTGCCGACCGTGAACAAGCTCGCATAGTATTTGAAAACGCTTCTGAAATGGTGCAGATGTCACCAGAGCTATCCTCAGAACTGGACGTCTACAAATACAGCATAACACATCCGGCATCAGGATCTTGGTACAAAGTTGTTTCGGCAGAAGCATACACCAAACACGGCCCTAACTTACACGCTATCGCATTTGATGAAATAGCCGTACAGAAAAATGCAGATTTATACGACACGTTGCGTAAAGGTATCGCAGCACGTCAGCAGCCTATGTTGTGGATGATTACTACAGCGCAAGTGGTGGAAACATTTGGGCATGAATTGCACAAGTACGCTAAGGACGTAATGAACGGCGTAATCCAGGACGAACGTTGGTATGTTAAGATATACGGCGCAGACGAAAAAGATGACATATACGACTCCGATACATGGTATAAGGCAAACCCCTCACTTGGCACCGCGTTACCCGTGCAATACTTTGAAAATGAAATACAGGAAATTAAGAATGATCCAAGCAAGGTAAACACGTTTAAGCGGCTTCACCTCAATATCTGGACAAGCACGACACAATCCTGGCACGTTGCAGATATATGGGATGACTGCGACATAAAGCCGATTGACATAGACGAACTGAAAGGTCGGCCCTGCTTCGGCGGCCTGGACTTAGCGTATAACGATGACATGAACGCTTTTGTCATGGTATTCCCGCCAACCGATGAAGATCCGCTGTTGCATATCGTGCCGTACTTCTGGATACCTGAAAAGACCGTCATCGACCGGGCAAAGCGTGAGCATACGCAATTCTTGCAATGGACTGAGGACGATATAGTATTTACGCAGATGTACGACGCTATCGACCTATTAGAACTTTCTGATGATATATTGGAGCTGATTGAAGGCCATAATTTCTACGGGCTTGGATATGATAAGTACCGATCTGATGAAGCTATACGCAATTTAGAAAGCAAGGGCGTAACGTGCTGGGCATTCCGCCAAGGGCCGGTGACATTCAACGTAGTTATTGAACGCCTGCAAAAGATGGTCATGAACAAGACGTTAAACCATGCAGGAAATCCAGTATTGCGATGGCAAGTCGGTAACGTGCAATTGTACGAAGATCGCGAAAATAATAAATGGGTGCACAAGCAGAAAAGCACTGGCAAGATTGACGGCATTGTAGCGGCATTAAATGGTATGTGCGCTTGGATGTACGACGAAGCCAATAGCGAGGTGAAACCGAAACCATACGAGGACAGGGATATAATATTTTTATGATATGGAAGTAATAGAAAAGTTTAATTATTACAGCAATCAAATTAACGATAAAAATAATTATCGTTTAAAACTGTTAACCGATTTAAATGGAGTTGCTAAATTCCATGTTGAATACAGGTATAGCATAACTTCAATGGGCGAAGCTTGGGTCTCAATATATGCTACACTTCCAGAAAATGAAATAAACCTACAGCAATTTATCAGAGCCTTAAACAGAAGCGATAAATTTTTATGACATGAGATATAAAATATCAGGAAAAGATAGGCGTGAGTTGAAAAAAGAGTTAAGCAGCCTTAATATTTGCATAAACAGGTATTGGATAGATGAAGATTTAGCGGAAGTGTATGGATATGCCCGTCCAAAAAAGCAAGCAGAACAACTTCTCATAAGCCTGCAAGACAGAAGGTATAATATAGAAAAAATGCTATCTGAAACTATATGAGCCGCTTTAGCGACTTTTACCGCCTTTACTTACTGGTCCGCCGAACTGGCCGTTCGTGTCGTGAAAGCTACGAGATAGCCGAAAAGGCGTATAAGAAGCGGAACGGGCGCAGGGCGTATAGTAATTACAATAGCTTTACAACTCAACAAACGAAACAACAAAAGAAACGTTAAGCACATCTTCCATACGCTGTATCGTTTCGCTTGTAGGTATATGCGTTCCGTTTTCCCACTCAGATACGCGGGATTGACCGACATTCATTAAGCGCGCAAGCTGCACCTGAGTCAATCCTCGGTGAAGTCTGGCGGTTTTAATTGCATCCCTCATTCTAAAATAATTACAAATCCATACTCATCGTCGTAATCCGATGAGCCATGCTCTCCAGTTATGTCTTTCCAGCCGTCATTTGTTCCAATTGAAATTGTGCCGTGAAATGAGCCATTATAAAAACTAAGCCCATAAACGTCCACATCTGTAAATTTGTCGATGTTTGTGATTTGATAAGTTATCATGATTGCTGTTTTTATTGTTTAGGATAGGTTTTTCATTATGCCATTACGGTTAAGTCGTACTTATTGAAATTAACACTAGCTATTTTAAGCTCTAATCTTGCTACACCTTCTGCACTTTGAATACTGTGCGCTCTAACTGTTGTGACTTTTTCTTTATTTTCATCTTTGTCGTGATAATACACTTCATAACAAAGCATTGTTTTTTCAATGTTAGACTCGTAGTAGTCTTTTAGTTGATCTTTCCAACCTTCTTTATTATTTCTTAAGACTTTCATTGTGATTGTTTTTGTTTCTTTCAATACTTAAATATACTACAACATAGTATAATGTGCAAGTATTTTTAAAAATATTTTTACATTTTTATTTATGTAATATGTTTTCACCTTTCATTTCACCTTAATAATTGCAACCGCGTTGCATTTATCATACATTGCGCGTATACGCGCGTTGTATGGGCTGGTTCACACCTTTAACTTCTATATTTAAGCGAAGTGGTTCCTTAGAGAACCCGTCTACGTCATTGCGCAACCCTGCACAATGGCTTTCCAATATGTTCGGTAATAAGGGCCGTAACGGTCAGATGGTAACGCTGGAAACGGCTATGACGGTCGGTGCTATGTGGGCTTGCTGGCGTATCATATCCGAAACGGTTGGCAGCTTATCGCTTGAAGTCATGCGGCGTGACGGCGATAACGTTGTCAAGGCTACGGATCACCCGTTGACATATCTATTAGGCAAAGAACCATCACCTTTATATACATCTTTTACATGGCGCGAAACGATGCAACTTCACGCTTTGGCGCATGGTACAGCCTACGCCAAAATATTACGCAATGGGTTCGGGGAAATTACAGAGCTAAGATTCGTACCAAGCGGAAGTGTAGAGGTCATTGTTCCTAAAGGTGAAAATGAACCGTACTACCGCATTAAAGATGAAAATAAGACGTACACGCTTACCGAAATGATAGCTATCCCGGTTATGTCATTCAATGGCGTTGCCGGATCTGATATGCTGAACGTAGCGCGCGAGATACTTGCTGAATCATTAGCCGCATCAGAGTTCGGCGCGAACTATCTTGGTAACGGTGCAATGCTTTCCGGGATCATTCAATACGATGGTGAACTACCTAACGAAGTACGCGATAAACTGAAGTCATCCTGGCGCAAGAATTACGAAGGTTCAGCGAATAGCGGGCGCACTGCATTATTAGAATATGGGATGAAATACACACCGATAAGCGGCACGGCACAAGATGCTAACCTATTGGAACTACGCAAGTACTACACGCAAGAAGTCGCAAGGGTGTATAATGTGCCGCCGTCAATGATCGGCAGCCTTGAAGATGCTACACTAAACAACGTTGAAAGTCTTTCGATCAACTTTGTCCGCTTTACTATACGACCATATCTCAAACGCTGGGAACAAGAACTAAACAGGAAACTATTCATGCCGTCTGAGCGTGATCAATATTTTATAAGATTCAATCTCGATAGTCTGCTACGCGGTGACACTGAGGCGCGGGCAGAATATTACAACAAACTATTCCAGGTGGGTGCGCTATCGCCTAACGATATACGCCGCTTGGAAAACATGAACCCTATTACAGATGGTGACGAATATTACCGACCGCTAAATTTCCAACCAATTGACGAACCAGTAAACAATGGAACAAATGAGCAATAACATTGAACGCAGAACCTTTGCCGTAGAATTACGCGCGGCAGACGATGACACGCGCAGCGTGGAAGGTTACGCGGCGGTATATAACAGCGAATCAAATACGCTGGGTTGGTTTACGGAAGTGATCGAACCAGGCGCATTTCGTGACGCATTAGAGCGTAGTCCTGATATAGTAGCATTATACAATCATGATGAAAATATGGTATTGGGCCGAAGGTCTGCCGGAACGCTTGAAGTAAATGAAGACGATACAGGCTTGCGCTATCGAATACCGGAACTGCCAAAAAGCCGCGAGGATGTGTACGAAGCTATCAAGCGCGGCGATGTATCGAAGTCATCATTTGCGTTCACTATTGCCGCCGGTGGCGATAAGTGGGAGGAGCTTGACGGTAAGACGGTGCGTACTATCACCAAGTTCGACCGCATCTATGACGTCTCGCCAGTGGTGTATCCTGCCTATTCCGATACATCAGTGGCAAAGCGGTCATTCGATATATGGGCAAAACAGGTAAAAGAAGAAAAAACAAACGGGAAAGCCGACAGTAAATATAACGAAGAAGAATTGCGGGCATACTACGATAAACTCGAAACAACCCGTGAACGAATGAAAGAATTTTTTTAAACAATAAATAAGCATAACATGGCTAATTCATATGATCTTCAAGAATGGCGTAACGAACGCGGACGCATTCTGAAAGCACAAGAAGAGGTGCTATCCGGTGCGAGGTCTGAAAACAGGCTACCAACTTCAGAAGAAAATCAAAAGTACGATGAACTGGAAGCAAAGTACCGCGAACTTGGCGAAGCTATCCAGCGTGAAGAAAGACTACAAGCTGAAAAGTCAAGAATTATTGACCAGACAGAAGCGGTTAAAGCTGAACGCAAGGAAGTTGATCCTAAGTTAGCTTTCCGTAAACTGCTGCGCTTTGGATACGATTCTTTAGACGCAGAAGAGCGCAAAGCCGCAGGCGTAGAAAAGAGGGGAACAAACGACCAAATAACGACTAACGATGGGCTCGGTGGATATACTGTTCCTGAATTTTGGTTTGATGAAATCGTTAAATACATGGCGCAATATAGCGGCATGATGGAAGCGGGTAATATTATCAGAACGGCCAACGGTGGTACACTGAATTTCCCGTATGTGAATGAAACTGCTGTTACTGGAGCAAGAATTGGGGAAGGTGTTGCAGATACTATTTCTGACATAACATTTGCTAACAAGCAGCTTGATGCTTACACTTACACTTCCAAAGTGGTTAAAGTTTCCTACGAACTGCTAAACGATTCAGCTTACAACTTAGATGCATTCATTCAGCAATTACTTGCAGAACGTATCGGTAGAATACTGAATACAGAATTGACAACCGGCACAGGTTCTACACAGCCTAACGGAATTGCAACGGCTACAAGTGCTGGTAAAACTGCATCAGCTACAAATGCAATTACAAGAGATGAAATCCTTGATTTGATCCATAGCGTAGACCGCGCATATAGATTTGGGCCTAACGTTGCGCTCATGATGCACGATAGTACGCTTGCCGCAATTAAGAAGCTGACAGTAGGTTCAAGTGACGATCGAGCTATTTATGTTCCTGATTTACAAAACGGTACCTTGGGCAGAATTGAAGGCTATAACATTGTTGTGAACAATGATGTAGCTGAGTTGACTGATGGCGCAGGTTCAAAAGTAATGTACTTCGGTGACTGGTCGAAGTATTATATCAGAATGGTACAGGACTTCGAGCTTCGCAGACTTGTTGAGCGCTTTGCGGATGAGCGAGTGGTCGGATTTTTTGGATTTTTAAGGGCAGATGGGGAGCTAATCGACGATTTAAGTCTGAAGCACCTTGCACTTGCAGCTTCATAAGCATGAAAGTACAATTCATAAAAAGCCTTATCAGTAACGTTGCCGGACGTAGAGCCGGTGACGTTGCCGATATAGGCAATGACGAAGCAAAAAGACTAATACAAGCTGGAATAGCCGTTCCCGTTCGTGAGCAAAAAGCACAGAGAGCAACGGCAAAGCCGGTAACAGAACAGGCCGTAAATGAGACGGCAGAAACTAAACCACGCAGACGCAGAAGAAAAAAAGCGTAGTAAATGCAATCTTCTACTAAACTAATAACAGCGCCGGCGAGCGAGTTAATCACAACGACTAACGCGAAGCTGCATCTGAAAGTATCCGGATCTTCCGAAGATACCTACATTGATAGTTTAGTGGAAGTAGCTACTAAAATGGTCGAGGAATATACGGGGCGCGCACTGATTACGCAAACCTGGGAGCAGTATTTCGATGACTTGCCACAATATCAGGATTACGTTGAATTGCATAAAGGACCAGTCCAAAGTATCACATCGTTTAAGTATTTTCTAAATGATACGGAAAGCACCTTTAATAGTGCAAAGTATAATTTAGACGATGCAGCTATTTTCCCGCGTGTGTATTTAGACGATGACGAAACCTGGCCTAACCTAGACGTAAGGCGTAATGCTGTAACCATACGCTTTGTTGCTGGGTACGGTGACGCGGCTACTGATGTACCTGAGCCTTTAATTCAAGCGGTGCGTATGCTTATAGGCTACCTGTACCAGAATAGGGAAGACAGGATAGGACGTTCACCATTTAAGACCGCTGCATTACCTCAAGCGGTTAGTTATTTATGTCAACCGTATCGACTATGGCGATTTTAAAGGGAGCCGAAAAAATAAGCATTGGCGATATGGATAGGCAAATTAGCCTAAAGTCCAGCAGCTATACGACAGGCGATAGCGGTCAGCAAGTGCCAAACGTGGTTACTGACGATACAGTATGGGCAAAGATTATATACAAGTTCGGTGACGAAGAAGCGGAAGCTGGAAGGCAAGAAATGAATAGCCGCATAGAATTTTTGATACGGTATTATTCAGGACTAACGAACAAGTATTGGATAGAATACGAATCGCAGACATACGACATTATTCACATTGAAGAAATAGGGCGGCAGGGCTTTCATTTAATACTAACGGAAAAGCGTGTTTAATGAGCAGTACGGGATACGCATACGTTGACCACGGTGAACTGAATAGAAGTATTCAGGAGACAATAAAAGAACTACGCCGCGTAACAGGAAGGTATCTAAGCGGCGAAGCGGTGCGGAAGGTACACGAAGAGAATGCCGAGATATTCCAAATGGAAATGGTACACCTTGCGCCAATGAGTAAGAAGGCGCACTACATCAAGTACGCTGGGAACAAGAACCGTAAGAAGTTACAGCCTGGAAACCTAAAGCGATCAATTACGGTATTCCCGGCGCGTGACAAAGACAGCACCGTAGTATATATCGGGCCGCGTCGAAAAGGTGCAAAACATGGAGATAGAAGAGCCGATGGATTTTACGGCTATTTCAATGCCTACGGAACGGTAAAAGGCATAAAAGGTACTGACTTCATTATGAAAGCGTACCAAAACAAACGCGGTATAGTGGTGCAGAAGATACTAAACGATCTAAAGAAACAAACGGAATTAGCGAACCGTGACATGAACAAATTTGTAGCAAGCGTATAATGGAACCAGTATTGAAAGCGGTATACAACATTTTGGTAAATGACGCGGACGTTTCCGCGATCACTACCGCTATCTATCCGGTTATCGGGCCGGAAAACACTACGTTCCCTTTTATCACTATGCGCGTTGAAGGTACTACGCCGCACGATACCAAAAGTGGTGCGAGTACAGTAGACCATTATTTTGTCGATGTGGATTGTTTCGACGTTGACGATGGCACGGCATCAGGATACAGTGTTATTACTGATTTAGCTAAAAAGGTGCGTACGGCATTAGACCGCGTAACACCTGGAACATATAACACGATTGCTATTGACGGCATACAATTTTTAGACGGCGATCAGGGCTTTGATAAGCAGTCCGATGTATACGTTGTGACAATGAATTATAAAATAAGGGTAAACAGATAAAAAACAATATCATGGCTGATTTTGATCATGGGGTACATATACAGCAAGCGCAAGCGCAATTTGGACAAAAGGGCCATTACTGGCGGGTAAATGCTGACGGTGCTACGACTGCTGGTGTAGTGTATTATGCTATTATAGCAGTTGAAACTTCTCAGGTAGATTACACGGATGCTAAAAGTGGGAATACGTACACGAATAAAAGCATTCCTACAGGTTTTATTATTTACGGCGAGTTAACTGATATTACCGTTGACAGCGGTGCGGTTATCATTTACGCTGGAGACTTTAACGGAATTGTTGACTAATGCGATTAGGTTTAGGACTTGGCATTGATGCTGGCGGCATATTGCTTAAACTACTTGAACAGTTTTCGGGTGCGGTTGCTGCTTATTCATTATACGATTTAAGTTTAGACACGACTAACATAGTACGGTTAAGGCGTTCATCGGATAATGCAGAAAGTGACTTCACAGCTGCAGAAGTTAGTGACGGTACTATGACTGATTGGGTGAATGGCTATTCAGACACTTTGCCATTAGACACTGCATCGGCTGCGGCTGCCTATTCTTTGCGATATGTTCGGACAGCTTATACGGGTGACGTTGTCAGGGTGCGGAGGTCAAGCGATAACGCAGAAGCAGACTTCAATCCTACTGAAATTAATGACGGCACGCTGACCACATGGACGGGTGCTAATGACGGCTTTGTAACAACGTGGTACGATCAAAGCGGTAACTCACTTCATGCAACCCAAAGTACAGCAGCTAATCAGCCTAAAATTGTTAGTGCTGGGAGTGTGATTTTGGAGAATGGACAATCTGCGATAGATTTTGATGGCAGCGATGATTATTTGGCGACATCTTCTGGTTATCCAACAGGCACAAGTGCATCACATTTTTACATTGCTTCATCAACAGCAACAAATCAAAGAGTGATTGACACAAGGGGTACAGGCGATGCAGGTACTGTTCAAGGGTGGCATCATAAATATACCAATGCAGCAGATGTTACAGCAATTGACGATGGCACTGCATCTATACAATTATCCAACATAATAAGAACAGGGCAAAATCTTGTATCGGTTTTATTTTCTCAAACACAGGTAGATGAATATACTAATTCGTTACTTGAAGATAGTCTTACAGGTTCAATAGGTTCGTTTGATAGTGGCAACCCTTTATACATAGGTGCTAATGCCAATGGCGCAAACACTCAAATATTTGATGGCACACTGCAGGAGATTGTTCTGTATAACTCCGACCAATCCTCCAACCGTACTACCATTGAGGGTAATATAAATCAGTATTACGACATTTACAACGCTGACGGTTTTGTCGTGACTTGGTACGACCAATCAGCTAATACTAATGATGCTACACAATCAACGGCATCTCATCAAGCTAAAATAGTCAGTGGTGGCTCATTAATCACTTCCAACGGATATAACGTAATTCAGTACGATGGCACTAACGATAATTTAGGGATTTCAAGCCTTACAGCTACTGGCACTATGTTAATGGCTGGTGCTGATGGTTCAGCATTTTACGAAGTTGATATAAACGGAGCATACAATTTACTTGCAGATGCAAACTTTACAGACCATCCATTAAATGAAACTATTCGGATTATATGGAATAGGACTTTGAGTGCTTCGGAAAAAACAGCTATTGAATCAATAGTGAATTATACAGATTGGGACTTTTCGGATATTACATCATTTGAGCGTTATTGGCGTGATAGGTCGGAATTTACCAGTTTCCCGTTGATAGATACCAGTAGCGGTACGAATTTTAGTGAGGCATGGCGTGACTGCTTATCACTTACCATCATACCAAAAAATATGTTTGATAGCTGCGCAGCAACAAATTTTACAAATGCTTTTATTAATACCAACCTAACATCACAATCAATTGAGAATATAGTAGTATCCATTGACACGGCTGGACAGTCTAATGGCACACTTGATATAACAGGTGGGGGTAATGCAACGACAGCAACAGCGCAAACAGCAATAGACAATTTACGTGGAAAAGGATGGACGGTAACAGTACCAGACGGATATTAATTTAAAAACTATACACCATGGCATATTACATAGGAACTTTACAACAATGCGAAGAATACGATAGACAGGTCGTAATTAGGGAAGGATATGGAAGAAACCCAGGTGATGTGACCGCGAAATATGCAGAACCTGTAAAGCACCCTACGCAAGACAAATACGCTATTCTCACACACCCTTCATATCCATCAGATATGGAATATGTAGAGGAGTTGAGTGAGGATTGGAATCCACAAACTGACAATCAGGCAGAAATTATACAGTTATGAAAATACGCATCATAAAAGAAACGCCGAAAGGCAGCGGGAATAAAACTTGGCAAAAAGGTACAGAATTGAACGTATCAAGCAGGTACGCGGAACGGTTGGTAAAAGAAGGTAATGCGATATATCTGGAAGATACGAACGCGGAAATTTGGGCTGCTATGTTAGGCGACAAGCTAAAACAAGCAAAAGAGGAGGAAAAGCCAAAGCGGAAACGCTCACTATGGAAAAAGGACAAACCTGAAACGGTAAACCCAACGGCAAATAACGAAGAAGAATAAAAGACGACGACATTTAATTTGATAACCGGTTATAAATAGTAAATATCATGGGTACACAAACAGTAGTAAACAGTACGGACTTTGCGCTGTATCTCGGCGCGTCAGGCAGTGAAACGCAAATAGCGCACACAACAGACGCGAGTATATCAATATCACATTCACCGCGGGAGATTACAAGCAAGGATTCTGCTGGCTGGCAAGAATTTCTTGAAGGTATTCGCGGCGCAACAGGTTCTGCTTCCTTTTTCTTTATTGGTGACGCATCTGCCGCGTATAGCTTGCATGACTTCTATACGCAGTGCATTACAAATAGAACTACGATTCACGCAATTTACCAAACGAGCGACTCGGCAGATATCACATTTGAAGGTGATGTATATCTATCAAGTGTGGAGATAAGTTCACCAGCGGCAGAAGACAATGTAACAGTGTCTATTAGCTTTACATTTACTGGTGCTATAGCAGTAGCTAATACATAATTGATAAGTGAGGGGTACGCATTTCGGTGCGTACCCTATCACCTATAAAAGCAAATTTATATTAAACACAACTAAACTAATTTACACATGAATAGCATAACACTAAACGGTAAGGATTACCCACTCAATTTTGGAATGGCTGCAAAGGCAGAAATTTACAGCGCAGCTGGATTAAGGTTTACGGGTGACGATTTCGGTAAGTCGCTGGAGATCACATTCGAAACGATGTTGAACATTGCACATATTGCATTGAAACACGGCGCAAGGGTAGCCGGTCAACAATATAATAACGACTATTATGAAACGTGTGACCTGTTTGATACCGAGCCGGATAAATTAGGCGAGATTGTCGAAATGTTCAACGAATCAATGTTAGACCAGGGAAACGCGAAGCAGCCGGGAAAGCAAAAGGCCAAACCGGCGGCAAAGAAATAACGTACCGAGAATTTCAGGTATTAGCTTATGTGGCCGGTATCGGCGGCCGGGAGTTCTACGATATGTGCCTGCGGGATATTAGCCGCAAGATTGAAGCGCACGCACGGAATGAGCGGAACGACTGGGAACGGGCGAGGCTTATAAGTTACATGGCAGTTAGTCCGTACCTGGAAAAAGGTGCTGGCGGCATGGAAGATGTGATTCCGTTTGAGTGGGATAAGGAACGCAAGATAGAACGCAACCGTCAGAAGGTACTTGAATATCAAGAGAAGATGCAAGACCCGAACAGGCGAAAATTTTTGGACTTTGTAGAAAAGAAAATAAGCAAGCATGGCGAAGGGATGGCTTAATATAGTAATCGCAGGGGATGCGTCTAAGCTTAATAAAGCAATAGCGCAATCTGAGCGGCGTATGCGTAAGTTCGGGCGTAATATGCAAAGCATAGGCGATACGGTATTTCGGTCTATCGGTGTCCCATTTATTGCTGCCGGTGCGGCTGGCGTTAAAGCTGCTATGGACTTTGAATCTTCCATGTCCAAGATTCAAGGTCTTGTAGGCATTACAGGCCAAGACTTCAAAGACTTAGAATCTGCCGCTTTACGTTTAGGGCCGCAGATGGGTAAAAGTGCAAACGAAGCTGCTGAGGCATTATTCTTTATTACTTCGGCAGGCTTGAAAGGTAATGACGCGATACAAACGCTCCAAGCATCATTAAAAGCGTCCGTTGCTGGTCTTGGTGAAACTAAAGTAGTGGCTGACCTTGCAACCTCTGCCATGAACGCATATGGATCGGATACTTTAAGTGCGGCACAGGCTACCGATGTACTAACAGCTGCTGTAAGAGAAGGTAAACTTGAAGCGGATACGCTTGCCGGGTCTATGGGTAGAGTTTTACCAATTGCGTCCGCTATGGGCGTTCAGTTTAATGAAGTAGGAGCAGCATTTGCTGCAATGTCGCGTACAGGTACAAATGCTGATGAAGCCGCAACGCAGCTAAAAGCAATACTTACCACTATTGCCAAACCCGCTAAAGAATCGGAAAAGGCTCTAAATGCGATGGGATTAAGTTCGGAGGGTCTGCAAAAACAATTACAGAAAGAAGGTTTACTTTCAGTGCTTACCACGTTATCCGAAAAGTTTAAAGGCAATACAGCAGCTACTGCTCAAGTATTTGGCAATGTTCGAGCGTTGACGGGGGTTCTTGACTTAATGGGTAAAAATGCCGCAGGGACTGCCGATATATTTGAACGCATGAACTCAAACGCGGGGGATACGAATAAGGCTTTTAAGGCGGCGGCTGAAACCACTGAGTTTAAGTTTAAAGTTGCATTGGCTAAACTTAATGCGGCTGCAATTGACTTAGGCAGGTATCTTATTCCAATAGTAACAAAGGCTATAGGCGTTTTCCAAAATCTAATTTCAGCTTATATGAATTTAGATTCCGGAACTAAGCAATCGATTATAAATACGCTAAAGTGGACTACTATTCTGTCAGGCTCTATGTCTGTAATTGGCCGCATAATTACTGGTCTTGCAAATCTAAGTAGAGCGGCGCGTATGTTAGGGCTTGTGAAAGTATTTACAGGTGTAGTTTCAAAGTTAAAAAATGTAGGCGCAGGTTTAAAAAATATTACAAAGATATTTACGCCACAAGGCGCAATCATTGCCGGAATGATTGTCCTAACAGCAGCTATTATAAAAAATTGGGATAAAGTAAAAACGCTTATTGTCAAGGGTGTTAACTACGTAATTGACTTATATAATAATACTAAACTTGTTAGAATTGCATTCGAGGGTATTGAGATGGTTGGTAAAAATTTAATATCTACGTTTAAATATTTATGGAACCTTGTAAAAAATATTGGCTCTGGCTTATTTGGTATCGTTGAAGGTATAGTTACACTCGATACTGATAAAATCAAACAGTCAATAACTGATGCTATAAGTAATATAGGAAATGCAGGTGAGGACTATTTAAAAGAATTAAAGGATAATTTTAATGATGCTAAAAAAGACATTGAAAACGGGAAAATTGAATATATAACTGAGGAAGATGTTGACAAATTTATAGACAGGGGAAAGAATATGTTTGGGAGCTTGAAAGATCAGTATGACAAGTTTGTAGGTTTATTTTCTGGCGGTGGCGGAGGCGGTGGCGGTGGCGGTGCTATTCCAGAGGAAGCTCGAGATCGTGTCGCCAAATTGCCGACTCTACCAAGGCGTGAAAGAGATCCTTTAGAAGGCGTTACATTATTCGGAACAGATATTGATATAGACGAGTTCCTTGAAAACAGAAATAAACAATTAAGGGAACACAATGAATTATTAAAAAATATGGCAGATATGCAGCTTGTTGCCGCTGAAGCTGGCCAAAAGTTAGGCGAACAGATTGTGCAGCTGGCTATAACAGGTCAATTGTCATTTAGAAAGTTAGCGCAAGCGGCAATTGAATCTGCTGGTAAAATTGTTAGAGCAAAACTCATACAGGCGGTTGTTGATTACATATCTTCAGCTTTACAAAATTTTGGTATTTGGGGTACTGTGTTAGCGGCTGGCGCTGGTGCAGTCGTTGGAGGTTTGTTTGATGCTGCCGTGGCAAATATATCAGGGAAAAAAGTACCAGCACTTGCACAAGGAGGCGTAGCTTTCGGTCCTACTATGGCTATGGTTGGTGATAATTCCGGTGCGCGTGTTAATCCGGAAGTTATTGCACCGCTTGATAAACTTAAAAGTATGATGGGCGGCAATAGTGTAAATGTTACCGGACAATTTAGGATAAGAGGAACTGACTTAGTTGTAGTATTAGAAAGGACAAACAGACAAGTGGTAAGTGAACGCGGCTACGGATTAAATGAATAAAACTAAATGGCAGTAACTCCCAGTTATAGAATATTACGAGCAGAACACACCAGTTACGGCGGTGACGATTGGCGCGTGGATATTCATGACAGTTCAGCAGCTGGCACAAATACACGCGAAACATACTTATCAGCTAGCGGCATTTCTATTAAAATGGAAGGCCGTAACGAACTATACGACTGGATTCATCCGACTACGGCAGAATTTGAACTAATGATAAACAGCCAGGACTTAGAAGATACTGTCTTGGCTTTTGCTGATTCAGGGCCGCAAAGATATTACGCCTTCATTTACAAAAACAGTACGCGCGTTTTTGTTGGTATGATCGTTAACGACACTGTTGAAATAGAAGATACACCGTTTCCGTATAAATACAAGATAAAAGCAATAGACGGACTCAGCACGTTAAAGGATGCGGAATATAGCAGTAATGGTGTGCCATTTTCAGGGCGCGAAGAATTTAGCCGCATAATAACGCGCGCTTTGGGATTTATGCCTACGGCAGGATTTTACGATAACAGTGCTCCGCCTTCTACGGGATTTTTTTTACGCACTTGCATTAATTGGCGTGAAACGCAAATGATTACTGGCGACCCTTTAGAGTTGACCAAGGTCGACCATATTATGTTTGACAAGCGTGACGAGTACGAGGATGAACCAGAATTTAGTACAGCTTGGGAGGTTTTAGAATTGTGCTGTATTCGCTGGGGTGCGCGTCTATTTTATTGGGACAATTCATATTGGTTTTATCAGCCGCACGTTCTGGCAGCTTCAAGCAGCCAGACAGTTTATAACTATTTGCGTAATGCAACTAATTCCACGAGTAGCGGGTCGGTAGAGTCCACAATAGATATTTACGACGCTACTAACACCAGCGCAGACGCAAAACCAAAGGCAGCCGGACTGTTCACATACTTTAAAAGTATTAAGCGTGTGCGGCTTAGATTCCAATTATCGCACTATAATTTTTTAAAGGATTATAAGTACGGGTCTGCTGAAAGTAACGGCACAATGACTATTAGCGATATAGACACGACTTCCGGCGATTTACAGCTGATATTTGGGGGATCATTATTTGTTAAAGTTTACGACGACGGCATAACTGAGGGCGTAAGATTCTACGATAATAATGCTGGCCCTGACTCAAATGATTGGGCGCCGGCACACATCATCTTTAAGTTTAGGATACAGATAGGAACGCAATACTTGCGGCGCCGTTCATCAGGTTCTTACGGTAATTTATCTTATCATTCAAAAGACGGAATACAAGGCGTTTGGACTACAACTGAGTCTGATTATGAAATAAATACGGGGCCTTTTACATGGAATGGCGACGAAGGTGATTTTGATTTTGCAAACATAACGCACCGTATACCTAATGAAGGCACAACGGATATAACATGGGATTACATCGGGTACGATTTAGTAAAGCCGGCAGGGCATCCTGGTTCAGACTTTACGATCGACATGATCTCATGGGAGCTATTCGACGGCGGATTCTGGTTAAAAGACAGCCTAAATCCAATAAAGATTAAAAAGTATCAGGAACACATAGCTACTAATAGCACTAATAACAGTCGTGAACTTTATTATGAAATACCTTTTGCAGATGATACAAGGGCTTGGAGCGTTGACCGTGTGACAGTAAACGACGGTTCAGGTTGGCGTATTAGTGTTAACTGGCAAGAAGGTGGCGCCGGCACCCAATATGCAATGGGTGAGCTTTTCGTTTACACGTTGGCATCACTTCAGAAGCTACCTTTGAAAATTCGTACAGGCGGCTTTATTAATGCAGATGTGAAGCCGTACAGTTTATTAAATTATCAGGGTGACGACTTTATGCCTGTAACGTATGAGTACAACAGTGAAAGAGATGAAGTAGAAGGCGAATTTATAGCACTTCGGCAAGACACAAATAATATAGATTTAAGCGAAATAATTAGCGAAGTCGTAAGGCAAAACAATATAGATATAAGCTATGCGCAAAAAGGAACGGAAGGGCATTCTTTTTACACAGGGCTTGAAGGTATTAAAGTCACCAGACCTATAACAGCGGGCGCAGCTACTTCTATTGATATTTCTGCACCTGGTTACGACTCATACAAAGACGGTGACATTATACGGCTTGTTGACTTTATTAATGGCAATACTGAAACGCTTGAAGTAACTGCCAACGTAGATAGCATAGATACAACAATTAGCGTGACAGGCACACTTTCAAATGATTATAACGTAGACACTCGCATATTTTTAGATCCCAATTGGGCAGCTAGTAAAACACCGCGCGAAAACGCTACCGAATACGGCAATTGGGACAACGTCACAGCAGCATTTGTAGATTTAACTACGCCGACATCGGGGGATGCGATAACCCCACCAGACAGCGACACCTTAACAACAACAGAGATAAACAAGCGGATAACTGTTTGGCGCAACGGTGTTAAGCAGCGGTATCGCGGTGACTATTCCGGCGCGTTCACGGACTACGGTTACAAACTGGATGACGATAACAGCCGAATATATTTTTATCCGTCACTTGAAGCAGAAGATGTAGAAATTGAAAACAGACTAATATAATGAAGCACATACTGTTCATATTATTTTTAATTGCAATTAATGCAACCGATGCCTGTGCGCAGCTCAATCCTACAACGCACCTGAAACCGGGAACGGATACTACGCAAATACTGCTAACACGTTCGCCAAACAACCGCTTAGAATACCGTGACCTATACAGTTACTTGGCGGACACATTAGGATTCGGTCTTACGATTGTGGACAGCACACGGCTAACGCAAGACAGCATCCTGATATATTACAATTCTGGTAGCGAGGTGGGACGCGACACGATCCGCACGGCAGGCGGTGGCACTACCAGTCCAGCGGGTTCGGACCGGGATATACAATACAATGAAATGGGCAGCTTTGGCGCCGAAACCGATCTGCGTTACGTTTACAGTACAAACACATTCTACGCTGATAAACATGGAGCCAGCGCGGCGCCTTGGTTTTTTCAGGAAGGGGACACCGACACATATTACGGGTTTTACGGGACAAGCGACAACGCCCTAATTTTAGCGGGCGGCGATTCTATTTTGTTCAATTCAAACACAACGCCCCCGAAATTTCAGCTAGGGTCTTCGGTTGCGTTGTCTTTAGAGTTAAACTCGGATATTTACGACCGTAACGGGTCATCCGGATCAAGCGGCCAAATCTTGTCAGTTCATGCTTCGGGCGGTGTGGACTGGATAGACCCCCCGAGCGGTGGAAGTCCCGGAGGTTCAGATTCTTATGTACAATATAACAACGGGGGGAGCTTTGGAGGGGAGTCGACGTTCACGTATAACGATGTAACGAACCAACTTACCGTAGAAGATTTAGAAGTAACTACTGGACTATTTGATGGCGTAAACAGCGATGGTGCCAATTATGAACTATTGACCAGCACTGGGACAGAAAGCCGTTGGAAAACAATATCTAACAGCATTACCGGTCGTTACCTTTATATCGCTTTAGATGGCACCACAATCGGCGCAGGCGTGGACTTGTCGGATGCTAACTTGAGCGATGCCGGGACCGTAGAAAACAACTCTGTAGCCCAAGATTTACACGTTAGCAGTTTAACACGTGTAACCGGCTGGGCAACAAGCGCAGAATTTACAGGTAGCGGTATTAACTGGGATTCTACGAACGATGAATGGGATATAACCAGCGCGGGAAAATATAGGATTACGGTAAACATCTGCTTAAATAATACTGAGACTGGCGTACGTGGTTTACAGTTTTGGGTATACGTAAACGGTTCGCCGGTGGGTGTACCGTGTCAGGCGTCAGTAGAAAATACCTATTATGACCATATAAGCTTTTCTCAGGTTCTGGAACTTTCATCCAGTAGCAGCGTGTCAGTTTATTCGGCTCGTGGCGGCGGTGATGCTACAACCTCAGAAATATATTTTTGTTCAGCTGTAAATGGTGGTCAATTTACCGTCGAGCGAATAAACTATTGAAACGCATAACATGACAAATTTAGAGTTAGTACTGGCAGTAATAACCGCAGCGAACGGATTAGTGGTAATGTTAGGGGGTTATTTCTTTAAAAATGCCAACGAAAGGATAAGGGATTATCAGGACAATATTGTAAAAAAAATAGATGAACTGGTAATAACAGATAAGGAGACGTACAAGAAAATGACTGAAATGGAAGTCAGGTTAACGAAGCTTGAGGAACGAAGTAACAATAGGGACGAAAATATGGAACGGTTGTTTAAGCTTGTCGAAGATATAGACAAGCGATTACGAGAATTTTTAGAATCAAATAACAAATAGCATTATGGATTTACTGACAAAACTACTCGCGCAAGTCCTTGATAAATTTAAGGCAAAAAATCCGAAGATATTCCTAATCGTTCAATTCGCACTGGTTGTATTACAAGGTGCGTTGGTTGAACTCGATGCCAGTAATATACTGCCATCCGATGACTGGATAGCCGTTGTGCTAAAATACGTTGGCTATGCTTTAATGATATTGGTAGGATCTCGAACCTACACATTTGTTGACAAAGGTAATTCTCAGGGTGGTTAGTTTAGTGTGATGGGGGCGGCTTCGGTCGCTCCCTATTTTATAACCGTGCGATGATAATCGCCGCATTATTTGCAGTAAATGACAATACTATTAACGGCTTGGTATATAAAGTGTAACATTCGCAAATATGTTATGTTTTATAGTAACAAGGTCAGCTTTAACCTGACATACTTTATAAAAAAGATAATACTTTTAACCGCATTTAATATCCGATAGGGTATAATGTGTAATAATTCATACATTAACTCGGTTTTTGTTCGATTATGCACACATAATCATACATAATAATTGCCCTTATAATCTTACAGAGTGCATTTCTTTTTACCGTTATAATGTTACAAATAATCATGAAACGCCTGGTATTACTTCGAACAGAATATACATTAGATCAAACGCACGGACTGCTTTTAGTGCTAGACGGTCATGATCTACTATACAGATGTTACACGTTGGAGCTGCCGTGGCGAAATAATATGCGTAACGTATCATGTGTACCAACCGGTACTTACCGAATTGTCTATGAGTATTCGCCACGATTCAAGCGGCATCTATGGGAGCTAAAAGACGTACCTGTCCGCAGTGAATGCAAGATCCATACCGCAAATTTTGTTTTCCAGTTAAACGGCTGCTTAAGTCCTGGATTGTCGTATAAGCAATTGGACCACAGCGGGCCGATAGACATTACGCAAAGCCGCAAGGCACTACACGCTATTCACGAAGAACTACAAGGATTAGACGAAACCACAATTAGCATTTATGGACAACCTTAAAATTTACGGTCATTACATCATTCATATACTGCTCGCAGCGGCTATTGTTATTTTGTTGCTGATACGACCATGTATAAAAGTTAATGTGCCTGACAGTCAACCAGTGACATTACATGATACCATTTACAAAGATTCGATCATATACGTAAGTGCGCCTATCCCCAAGCCAGTTACTAAAATACTTACGCGATACGATACTATTTACCGTGATAGTGTGGTATACGTTGATAGCAGTCAATATACAGCTAATTACTACGTTGACAGCATTTATACCGAGTACGGAAAGATAAGATGGCACGCAGCTACTACAGGGCTGTTATTAGCATTAGACGCTGAATATGATGGAAAGGTAAAAACTGTAATAGAATATCGTGACCGTATTATAACTGAAAAAAATTATAAAACAGGCTTGTATTTAACAAGTGGCATAGGCTACAACTTTGCAGATAATGCGACTGCAGATATAGGTATATCACTGATGACAAAGCGCGGTAAAATATTTGGATACGAATACGACTTCCTAAACAACTTTCACAAAATAAAAACGGGCTTAAGGCTATTTTAATATGAAGATAAAAAAGCTAACACCCATGAGTTTAGAAGCGCGTCTATTGCATGGCAATCATAAGCTATTAGTAATGCCAGACGTACACTTCGATAATCCGAAATGCAATCGGGACTTATTTTTTAAGTTGATGGATCAGGCAAAAGAGGATAACGCATATGTAATATTTATAGGCGACTTTTTTTGTTTAATGAATGGAACAGGCGATAAGCGTAGAAGTAAAGATGGTATCCGGCCTGAGTACAATCAAGGCAATTACATTGATTTAGTAATCAACGACGCTGCGGATAAGCTTGCACCGTATGCTAAAAACATACTGTTTATGGGTTACGGGAATCACGAAACAAGTGTTCGTAAGTGGGTAGAAACTGACGTATTAGAAAGACTTGTAGAGCGTCTTAACTTTATGAGCGAAGCAAAAATACAGCGCATGGGTTATCATGGTTTTTGCTTGCTAAAGTTTCAGAATGATAAAGGTCAGAATGTACGTACTAAAACACTTTTTTGGCATCATGGCGCTTTTGGCGGGCAAGTAACTAAAGGCGTGCTTGGCGTAATGCGTCACGGCGCAGTAACTCCAGATGCAGATATTATCGTGACAGGGCATACGCACGACAACTGGTCTGTCAAGCAGCCGCGTTACCGAATTAGTAAAAACACCGGAGAAGTAAAGCTCGAAGATCAAATTCACTTAAAAGTAGGAACATTAAAAGAAGAATTTGTTCAAGAAGGAGGTTGGGCTGTTGAAAGGTTAGTGCTTCCAAAGTCTATGGCTGGATGGTGGATTTCACTAAACACAAAAAGAAGTAACGGAAAAGCATACATAGAAATTAGCTACGAGCCTACGTCGTAGTCCATTAGTTTTTTAGCAAGGTATTTTGATAATTTATCTTTTATCTTTTTCTCTACTTGCGGCCCATAATCCCGTTCGGTATAAATACCATTAATAAAAATATTAACTACATAAGGTTCTTTAGGCCCGTCTATTACTTCATAGTTTAAAGGGTCGCTATTGACTACTATTTTGTCCTGATGGCCTTCTGTTACTTTCACTTCAAAAGACGTAACATGAACACCTGCTTTTTTTATTTCATTCATTATTAATACTTCTTATTCTTACCTAATATGACAGCCGGATTGCCAACGTATGTCATACCTGGCGCGGCTTCTGTGCTTTTTAAATATACGCACCCCATGCCGATATAACAACGATGTCGTACAGTTGTTCTATCTTGAGTCATTGCACCTATTCCAAAACCTACATTTTCTTCAACCGTGCACCAACCACCTATAATAACGTTGCAGGATAGTATACAGTTGTCCTGTATCGACGCGTCGTGTCCTATGTGTGCATTCTTTAGCATTATGCAGTCGCTACCTATCTTTGTTATAAGTGTGGTGCCGCTATCAATTGTTACTTGCTTGGTGAAGCGGTTATTATCGCCAATGTAAACGCGTCCTACTTTGTCGAAGAATCCTATCTTTTCTGCCGAGCCTCCTATGATACACTGCGGCCCTATATAGTTATTTTTGCCAATAGTTACGCCGGGATATATAATTGCCGTGCGGTCTATTTCATTGCCAGGGTAAAGCCGCTTTATTTCGCTTCTGCTAAGTGGTTTCATTTCGTATGTTTTGTGATTTCTCTAATTTAAGTACAGCCATTTTAAGCACATATATAAGATCTTGATTGCTTAATTCTAGACTATTCGCTGATCGGCTTTCAATGTCAATAAATCTAGATTCGCCAAAAAAGCTATTTGAGATACCGAATGTTATATCTATCGTACCTTCTTTGTCGTATGTTTTATTCATTTGCGTCAGGTATGTATATGTTTAAATATTCGTGCGCCCATTGTTTAATCTGCTCAACGTATGCGCTAAAATCCTCTTTGTTCAGTGTGCTTGTAGTTGGTTCCGTTGCGTGTACTTCTCCGTTTACGTCAGCTATTGCGATACCATTGTCAAGGAACTTATTTTTCATCAGCTTATGGATAAGTATAATGCTTTCTCCATTGCGCTGTAAATTGTTGCCAAGATCTATAAACCCGTCACGGACGAACGGCAGCACCACTCCCCAGTAGTACCTATTCTGCTGGTCGCTGCGCTTTACCTTGTTCTGCTCTACTGTAATGCGTATCGGCTTACCTTCGAAGACTTGCGGCAATTCTTTTTGCATCCGGTTACGGGGAAGAATGATCTTGCCGTCCTGTACTTTGCCGTGGTAATACAAGCGCATATTAATCGTTTTCTATTTCTGCCCAAGATGTGACACCGCGCACGTCAAAAGATTTGGAATGTGTGTTGTAGCTCGCTATAGTTTTGCAACCGTCTTTTAAGCGTACCCAAAAGAGACCATCATAATGCGGCAATTCATGCACACATTTGGTAAATATTTGTGCTTGTATCATAATTCTTTATTTTCGTTATCAAATATTGTATCTAATAAATCGTCAACATAATATAATTTGTCGTGAAATGCGTCATCGGCTACAGCAGTAAGGTATTCGCCACCATCAATAGCCCATTCATCATCTCCAGTCCATTCGGTGTGCATAGAGCCGTTATCGTTTTCCGTAATGATTGCCAGATTTATATTATGTGTCCTAGCGTATGCAATTAGCGCGTTAAGTCTGCGCATAATAGTTTGGTGTTGTTTACTCATGGCCAAAGTTTTTTTAGACGTTCTTTAATCTCTTTTTTGTATTCAGATACATATTGTTCTTTTAACTTTGCTTCGGTCTGCTTCTTTTTCCGATATCGCATCATACGTTTATGCCGAATATCCGCACCTATTTCGTTATTCCATGGACTTTCGCAAACTAATTTTAGACCATACCTCTTCATTATTTTAGTGGATACGTTAACCGATTCGCTCTTGTAATTAGTAAATCGAATAAATAAGGATCGCGCAATTTTTAAATCATCAGCTGCCTTTACTTTACTTAGCTTTGACGTGCTTATTTTTTCGTTTATAAAATCACGACAATAATCTACAATGTCGTCAATGCTATTAACTTGGGTTTCACGGTCATTGTATTGCATTTCAATTTTGGTATCTGTCCACTTCATCAGCGCGTTCGCAGAATCTTTGCCGTTATTTTCGCCGCTCATGAAGTTTTTTATATAAGCACCTGGATTTAGCTTATATACATCAGCGACTTTTAAGTCAAGCTGTTCGCGTTTATGATCTGTAACATTTCGAATAAAGGTAAACACTCGGCTTATGTCGTTGTAAGTTCTTCTACTCATATTTTTAAATCTTTATTGTTTTCTGGATATAGCCTATGATCGTCTGGCCCATTTTCCCAATCTGTATTCCTCGCATTATTTTCTTTTAACTTCCACAACCTTTCAAGTTCATCTATCATTGGGTCGTTTAGCTTTGTCTCTTTACGGCGTAGTAATTCAATAGCACGCGTATATTCCGGATAATTTTCAGATCCCCCAGGGCCGTAATATTTTGCCCATATTTCATCCTTTCGATTTTGATACCAGTATAAACCTAATGAGCTAAGTATAATTTGTGGTTTTGTCCATCCGGAATCTCCTCCGCGTTCATTGTGCCAGCGTTCCAGGTCATTCATAATGTTGTCCGGAATGTATACTATATAATCTTTACCTTTCATTTTAATAATTCATTTACCTTATCAATAATATCTTGCCCAATGTACTTGCGACATATATCAGCAGTTTGCTGTCTATTTTCTTTTTTTGCACCAGCATAAGCATAAGCAGAATAAGCAGCAGCAGAATAAGCAGCAGCATAAGCAGCAGCAGCAGCAGAAACATTAGCAGCAGAAGCATAAGCAGCAGCATAAGCAGCAGCATAAGCAGCAGAAGCATAAGCAGCATCAGCAGCAGCAGCAGAAGCATAAGCAGCAGCAGCAGAAACATCAGCAGCATTTCTTAATTTTTTTTCAGTTGCCTTCCCTTCCCCGTATGCAATAGCTGTATCTACGGCCTTTATGCTGCGTTGATCTTTCATTAGACCCCGAACTGTATTAGCGCAATGTGCTTTTGCAAGTGTCAGTTTGCGGTGGTCAATCTCTATATATTTAGCCAGCCACAGCAGCCAGTCACCACGATGACAGTCATTGACTACTTCCTCGATGGTTCTATCCCCCGCCCATACAATAGACTCATCACAAGCATTTAATTTTATCAGTAATTGGCTGAAGGTTGTCATGATAACATTTTTCTTTTCTTTGCGTAATAGTCAATCAGTCCGTGTTCCTTCACGAATGATTCATTAGCTTTGTAGTGCGCTTCCAGTTCTTTTATAGATGTGCAACCGCGCATTTCTATGATCAATTCGTTTATTTCGTCATTCACTGCGTTTTGCGAAATTTTATCGTGATCCGCGTCTTTAGTATCGTCCAGTAGAAACAAATTGCTTAGCGCGTATTTATTTGCGTAACTAATACAACTGCCTGTTATTTGCGAATCGTCCATGCCTTTGCGGCTTTCCGGCTCGCGAGCATAGGCATTGGTGCTTATAATATTGTGTTGGTCAATTACTTGGTCATCACTGACATCAATGTTGCGCAAAACAACATCGCTTCGCACATATATCCGATTCCCATGCGTTTCTATATTATTGCATATTCGCATAGAAATGCCATATTTTTTCAATAATGGCTTCACTGCTTCTAAAATATCCTCGCATGATCGGTATTTGTACTTACCAAAGGAATTGTATTGATTCTTCGGTGCTTTAAGTTCGGTCTGAACTGCTAAAAGTTTAGTGTAAATATTATCTGACATTGTTTACTAATTTGATTGCAATGTACGTTAAATAATTTAATTACAAAAATATTAATCAAGAATTTGCAAATAATATAAATAGCCGTATATTGCAGTCGCAAACATGATAAAAATGAAACAAAAACACATAGGCTTTTTGGTAGATAAGCGGATTCACAACCAGATAGACACTTTGGTTAAAAAACTATCAGAGGAAAGACAACGCAAAGTAACCCGCACTGAATTGATAGTAGAACTTATTCAGGAACGTTACAATAAACAAGCAAAGAGTGAATAATTTTTGTTCATGAGTAGCCGCTAAAAGTAGTGGCGGACGGGGCCGGTAATTTTCTTCTATACTTCAATATTTTTATTAACTTTTAGTGATTGTTTGGATTCTGGTTTTGGTTGTGGTCCCGTCTTTTTTAGCACATACACCTTTCTCATATTTCTAGGGTGCCGGTGAACGCATACGCAAGTAGCCGGCTTTTTTAAAACGAACAAATAGATGAAATCACAAAATCAATTAATTAAGGAGCATCTTGAAAAAGGCAGAAGTATAACCGCGTTAGAGGCATTGTCGCGTTATGACTGCTTCCGCTTATCTGCCAGGATCGCAAACCTACGCGATCAGGGATTAAAGATAAAAACCGAAATTATAGAAACGCATACCGGAAAGAGGGTAGCTAAATATATTTTGCAATGACATTGCATATATCAAGTAGTTTCCATATATTGCAGCATACCAGTAGCACGGTTTCAATACTTGGATTCATCTTTTTGATTTTTTATACGGGCGGTCGATCTCTGTGCTACTGGATGACCGCCCTTTTTAATTTTGTGCTATGAATATTGACGAATTAAGCGAGCATTTTGAAAGTGAACATCTGATGGATCAGTGCGAAGAATTATGCAATCTTATCCGTAAAGAGGAATGGCTATACTAATTAAGGAAGTTTGTTGATAATAAGAATTAAAGATTAATTATAAATACTTGTATATGAAAAATGAAAAGAAAATACTTACAGATTTAATATCATCAAAGGTAAATTACTATGTTGATAAAAAGCAATCACTTGTTGCCGACGTGATTGCTCAAGACATTTGTGACGACTACGACCACGAAGTAAATAAAGATGCTTTGTTGCATAGGTTTTGCACATACGGATACATAAAAGAAAATGTAATACGTTTTCTTACCAAAAATTACGATAATCCAGAGAAGCAAGGTGACCCAAATCAGCAAGTGATTAAAGGTTGGGAATATCTTCAGTCGCATTATTTTGTAGATCGCGATGGGGAAAGGAAATGTGTTTACATTTACGAAACAACATCAAAAGAACGTCAACAAATTGCGCTAAGGCTTAAAAGTAAGGGCAGAGGGATGATAAAGCATGGAGAAGAGATGGAAGCATTTGATGCAATGGTTACAACACTATTTACAGTATGAAAGAAAGTTCATTGATATTACAACGTATTGAAACGAATAAAGCCGCATTGCCGCAAATATACAGCAATGCAATAACAGCTTTACAGCAATGCAATAACGTTGATGAATGCAAGGAGTGGTCAGATAAAATGGCTGCCCTTGCTTCTTACTGGAAGCAAGCTAACGACGAAACAATGTATAAGCTGGCGAAGCGAATACAGGCCAGGGCATACAGACGCGCCGGTGAATTGCTTAAACAGTTCGATGCAAGTGGCAAGAGAACTGATATTCAACCTACCGACGCTAACGATGGCAGGTTATCACAACGCCAAGTAGCTGAAGATGCCGGATTATCGGAGCGACAACAATTAACCGCCGTTCGTCTGGCCAACGTACCTGAAGATAAGTTTGATGCACAAGTAGAAAGCAAAAATCCGCCAACGATTACTGCACTTGCTGAACAAGGTAAGCGATCAATATTAAGTAGTCCAAAACCTGAAGGATTTGCAAAAGCTATACATCTTAAAGGTGCATTTAAAGAACTTACACAGCAAATGGAAAAGTATGACCCACTATACATTATAGGTGGCATGGATGAGCGCGATATAAAAGACATGAAAGAACACATTCAGGTAATTGAGAATTGGATAGATACATTCATGATTAACGTATAGCATGAACAACATTAAAAACGAAATAACCGGCAACTACACCATATGCCCTAACACCTTATTATTGGACAACAATATAAGCAGGGGCGCGCGGTTGTTATTTTTGGTCATGGCGAGTAAGCCGGATACATGGAACTTTTATCACAGCGCATTGGCTAAGGACATAGGGTGCAATGAAAAAACACTTCGCGGATACTTGGATGAATTGAAAAACACTGGATGGATTACGGCATCTACAAGAAACAATAATGACGGCAGTCCTGCATATACTTACACGTTGCATTCGCTACCGGTAAAAATTACCAGTGGTAAAAATTACCGGTATAGTAATAAAGACTTATTAAGTAATAAAGATATAGAGAGAGAAGGCGAAAAAATTTCTTTCAACGACGTCATGAAAATGTACGTCGATACATTCGGTCCTAATCTATGTTTAACGCCTAACCAAGGTAAGCACCGAAGGTACATTGATGAATTAATAGGGCGCGGATTCGCAAAACGGGAATTTCAGAAGGTGATTACCGCGAAGAAACAAGAATACGATGCCGGCAAGTTTGATACATATGTGATCCTCCCGAACGCATTGTTTAAGCCGGACAATTTTGAAAACAACCTGGCTATAATAAACAATCCGCGCAAAGAGGCTGCAAGACAGAACGGCAAGGCCGCGGGAAAGAAGGTAAACGACAAGTTCACGAAAGAAGCAACTAAAAAATATAAAGACGGATGGATCTGACATACGAACAATTTTTAGAAAAGAAAAAATTAAAGCCACAAAAGAGCGGGTTTGAAGTAGATGAATCAACGCTTAACAAGTATTTATTTGACTTTCAGGGTTTTATTGTTAAGCGGGCTTTGCATCATGGCAAGTATGCTATATTTGCTGATTGCGGGCTTGGCAAAACATTGATGCAATTAGAATGGGCCAGCAAAGTAGCCGAACATGAGAATGGCAAAGTATTAATAGTTGCTCCATTAGCAGTTGCTGGCCAAACTATTAATGAGGGTAAAAAATTTGGCATTCAATGTGCTAAATATTTTGATGATATTGACTGTAATATCCAGATAGTAAACTATGAACAGTTAGAAAATGTAATGGATAAATTTGCAGGTGTTGTTTTAGATGAATCTTCTATACTAAAAAACTATGAAGGCAAGACTAAGAAGTTAATATTAGAAAAGTTTGCAGATACTAAATATAAATTAGCTTGCACTGCTACACCTTCTCCTAATGATCCTATGGAGCTTGGTAATCATTCTGAGTTTTTAGATGTCATGTCCAGGAGCGAAATGCTGGCTATGTATTTTGTTCACGATGGCGGCAATACATCAAAATGGCGTCTTAAAGGGCATAGCGTGGATGCTTTTTATGAGTTTATATCTACATGGGCAGTTATGCTATCAAAGCCAAGCGATATAGGATTTATCGGTGATGGGTATTCATTGCCGCCTTTGAATTTTATAGAAAAGCAAGTAAAAACAGATAAGCGTGATAACGGTTTATTGTTTAACGATACTGCAATTTCTGCTACTGACTTTAATCAAGAACTAAGGCTAACCAAGATACCAAGAATGGATCAAGCAGCAGAATTAGTTAATAATTCCAATGAGCCATTTATCGTATGGATAAAACAAAACACTGAGGCTGATTTAATCATGAGCTTAATACCTGATGCAGTAGAAGTTCGAGGGTCTGATAAGCCGGAAGAAAAGGAACGCAAATTAATAGGATTTGCCAATGGTGAATTTCGAGTATTAGTCACTAAGACAAAAATAGCTCAATTTGGATTGAACTATCAAAACTGCAATAATCAAATATTTGCGTCATTGGATTTCAGCTTTGAGGGATTATATCAAGCCATAAGAAGGTCATATAGATTTGGGCAGAAAAATGAAGTGAACATATATTTAATTACAACAGACACCATGCAAAATGTGATTAATTCCATTAACCAAAAAGAACGTAAATTTAAGCAAATGCAAGACGCACTATCTAAAGCAGTAAGTAAGCACATTAATGAAAAACAATCATTTGTTCAAGTTGGTGAATTTGAGCAGGAACAAAATGATAAATATTGCCTAATGCGTGGCGATTCAGTTCAACTTATTAGCAATATAGAAGATGATAGCATTGGCTTTCATGTTTACAGCCCTCCATTTTCAGAACTTTATACCTACTCATCTTATGCTGAAGATATGGGGAATAGCAAAGATTACAATGAATTCTTTGAGCAATTCTCTTTTCTTGCAAAACAGCTTTACAGAACATTAAAGCCTGGAAGAAATATGGCAGTTCATTGCATGGATTTGCCAATCCAAAAAGGAAAAGAAGGCTATATCGGTCTTCGTGACTTTTCCGGAATGCTGATCAAGTTATTTAATGAATGCGGATTTGTTTATCATTCCAGAATAACTATTTGGAAAGATCCAGTGATAGAAATGCAGCGTACAAAAGCTTTAGGGTTATTGCATAAGCAAATTAAGAAAGACAGTACCATGAGCCGTGTTGGCATTCCTGATTATGTATTGATATTCAGGAAAGATGGAGAAAGGGAAGATCCAGTGCAAAATACAGATATACCGGTTGATCTTTGGCAAAAATATGCTAGTCCGGTATGGATGGATATTAATTATTCTAATACGCTTCAAGGATATAGAGATGCAAGAGACGAAAGAGATGAAAAGCATATTTGTCCGCTTCAATTAGATACTATTGAAAGATTGATACACCTATATACTAACAAAGGTGATAAGGTATTTACACCGTTTATGGGTATAGGTTCAGAAGTATATCAAGCCGTTAAGATGGAAAGGTATGGTATTGGCATTGAGCTTAAAGACAGTTATTATGAGACTGCAAAAAAGAACTTATCCGCTCTAACTGTTTCAATGAATCAATTATCACTGATATGACATTCTTATTTTTAGATCAAATAGACGATCAGATTCGTTACGGAAAAGAAAAATACGGGCACTTTAACAGCTGCCATGAGGGTTACGGCGTTTTACTTGAAGAAGTTAACGAATTCTGGGATTTAGTTAAAGTCAACAAGACAAAGAATTATGATCATGATGCGCTGCGCAATCAAATGGTAAATGAGTTAATACAGATAGCAAGCGTGTCGATAAGGTTGGCAACTGAAATACACACAGAAAAGATAAAACACCTTTGATGGCTATAAGCGACGAACTACGCAAGTTATTAGCAAAGGAACGTATCGATGAAATGAAGCGATACGAACCAGTCAAGCCGATATATCGTAACAGCCATGAGGCTATACAGTTACCGATAGCATCACAGCACTGGCTGAACGCTTTCGATAAAATGTACTACTTGATATACGACCGGAAATTTATTTGGTCTGATCAGTACGAAGAGATTATATTAAGGTTTAACAGCCGTGAAGAGACGAAAGGCGTAACGCTGGTAGGTAATACCGGAACAGGTAAAACAACGGTATTGGTGACAATTGCTCGGCTGCTAAGGTACACAACGTCCAATACGTTCGATGTTTACAATACGAACAAGCTGCAACAATATTACGCGAAGGAAGGCGAGGCTGGGATTGAAAACGCCTACCGACATTATGCATTAATTGACGACATAGGGGCAGAGCCAGAAGCGATGCACTACGGCAGCCGTATAAACGTATCGCAGCGGCTAATTGAAGGCCGGTACAATAGCGGCAAGTTAACGCATTACACAAGCAACTTATTACCGGAAGAATTACGTGATCTGTTAGGCGATAGGGCATACAGCCGAATAAAAGGAAGTACAGATCTGTATATCATTGAAGGCGAAGATAAACGATAGTGGCAGTATTACACGAAGAAAACGGTAAACGTTTGGTAAACTGGAACGGTAAATTATGTATATTCTTCTTGGTTTACGAAGATGAAAATAAAACAGCTTGGATGATGCAGGGCAGCGATAAGGTTTATTGGCAAAAGAAAACAAATGGCAAAGGAATATAAAATACTGAATTTATACGCATCACTTGGAGGAAACAGGTACAAATGGAATGAGGTGTCTGAAAATATTAAAGTAACAGCTGTTGAACTTGATTCGCATTTGGCAGAATTGTATCAAGAAAGATTTCCAGATGATCAAGTGATAATATGTGATGCTCACCAGTATTTAATTGATCACTATCAAGAATATGATTTTATCTGGTCATCGCCACCGTGTCCAACGCATAGCCGGGCTCGGTTCTGGGGTTTAGGAGCAAATGGAAAAAATCCGGTTTACCCTGACATGAAACTTTATCAGGAGATAATATTCTTACAACATCATTTTAATGGCAAATACTGCGTAGAAAATGTGATACCATATTACGATCCGTTAATGAACCCGCAAAAGAGGGGGCGGCACTTGTACTGGTGCAACTTTAAGCTACCAAGTGACTTGAAAGATCGCCGTATTAATATATCAGCATTAAAAGACGAGGTAAAGCAGCTATCTAAGTTTCATGAGTTTGATTTTTACAGATATAACGGGAAACAACGAAAAGACAAGATAGCGCGCAATTTAGTAGATTACGAAGCAGGTAAGACCATTTTTGCTACTGCAATGAATATACATATAGCTAATAATAGCGAGCAACAAAAATTGTTTACTAATGCCGAAACGTAACCACAACGAACTGAAACTACAAATTGCTTGCGTTCGCTGGTTTACGTTTGAATTTCCGAAGCAACGCGGCTGCCTGTTCATGGTAAACAATGAAAGCAGATACGCTTACGAAATGGCGAAACTAAAAAAAATGGGCATAGTGCCGGGCGTTAGCGATCTGGTATACTTAGCACCGGACGGTACGTTTGTAGGCATAGAACTAAAGTATGGAGCAGGAAGGCAAAGCAAGAACCAGAAAGTATGGCAGGCCGCTATCGAAAAGCATAACGGCCATTACCACGTAATAAACGACATGAAGGACTTTATCAAATTAATAAGAAACTATAACAAATGATCGCACAAGCACTATTATTATTCATTTGCTGCCTTGCTTGTTACTACATCGGACAGCAAGAAGTACATTCATACTACATTATGAAAGCCAAGTATCGGAGGCAAAAGCGCAAAGACGATGCCGAAGGCTACGCAACAGACTTTGAAGATTATCTAACCAGCATAAAAGAAGAATAATGAACACTATCATCATCGTAGGAAACATTGGCAAGGATGCCGAAGTGAAACAATTTGACGATCGCTACAAGATCACATTTTCTGTAGCTACTAACGAAAAGCGCAAAGCTGGAGACCGTACCGACTGGCACAACGTCGCATACTGGTCAAGCAGCGACAAGGTAGCACCGTATCTAAAGAAAGGGCAACAGGTAGCTATTCATGGCGCACAACGTACCGACAAGATGAAAGACGGCGGGTATTATAGTTACATCGACGCGCGGCAAGTTGAACTGATAGGCAAAGCGAATACGACTGCAGACAATTCGGGTAACGATGAAAAATTCCCATTTTAATGCAATACATAGCTTATTTTTTCTTGACAGTTGGCGCAATGACTTGTGCTGCTACAGTTATTATATTCCTACTCATAGTATGGTTTATGATAAAACACAAGAACGACTTTACAAATAAAGAAGACTGGTAAACATGACACGAAGCGAAGCTAAAGTAACAATTGATGAAATGCGTAAATCCTTTGATTTAGGGACAAAGTATATGTTAGCTCTACGTTGTTACGAAACTAATGACTACGGATTTCAGATATATATAAAACAGGAAGAGTTACTAATGGGTGAAGGTTACCAATACAATGATTTTTTTAATACACGAGATCCGGAAAAGCTGGAGCGTATGCTATCCCTAATATGTAAACGGAGATAGTTATATGATAGATATTATATATATTTGTTGTAACAAAGCATTTAGAATATGCTTGAGAACATACTAAAGACATACGACCCTGCATTATGCACTATTCCCAACCTAAACGGATTTGAATGGCGCATCGTTACCGCAACTGCATTAATAGACCAACCCACACACACTAAAGCCACTACGCACATTAAACTAACCATCCAGCTAACGCATAAGCCCAGCAAGGCTGAACAAAAAAGCATTAAGGATATGGTGATAGCATCTATTGACAATTACGGCGCACCCCGAACGTATAGCAACGCGACCAACATTGAACTGCATTACAAGCATTCACACACCTGGAGCGATGAAGAATTGGATATTAATTACGAAATAACTTGGGAACAATGAAAAAATTTACACAAATCATTCTATTCATCCTGTCGGCTGCATTGCTGATATCCTGCATTATTATTATGGTTCAATGGATTTATTCATGGTTTGTGACTGACTATGATGTAAATCAAGCAGCAGGGCTTTTCTCATTAGGTATGGTAGTTTTCGCATTATCTGAACAGTTAAAGCATGAAGGGTAGAGGCTACACCGTTCCGCCTTGGCTTAAAGGACGCACAAAGGTTACGCCTAAGTGGGTACAGGAAATGGATAACCGTAATGAAAAGCTGGAACAGAACAGGCTTGACAACAAGGAGGGGCGTGACATATATCAGACAAGGCGATGGAAGTTTGAACGTAAACAATACATGAAGTCGCATCCGATATGCGAGAAGTGCAGAAAGATAGGTACAGCAAGTGAAGCTAAGGTTTTAGATCACATCATACCCATGAGGCAAAACGGAGCAATATGGGATAGACGCAACTTCATGGCGTTATGTACAGAATGTCACAACATCAAGAGAGGAAAGGAGAAAGCAGGAAAGATACACAAAGGCAAGAACAACGGACAAGGCGAGCTAATTCCGGTAGATAGGTGGCAAGTAGTGTAGGTAGTATAGGGTAGTACTCATGTTATTATTTTTATAAAAAATAAACTCACAATGGGGAGGGGGATACCGAACAAAAATACGATACGGCCGGCCAT